GAGGTAGTCAAAGACAAGTACGGCAATGAATGGACATACGGACATCCAGATGCCCCAGACTTACCAGATGGACGTGGCAAGTACGCCAAGAAGAAGGGCGTATCCAAGGCTGGTAAAGCTTACGTTGGTTGGTTTGACCCAGCCAAGGGACCAAAGCCATTTAAGCCAGGAGTTACTGAAGCAGAAACTATCTGGACTAAAGGGTAACAATGCGTTCACTACTACAAGTAGTCGGTGTGGAATCACCTGCTGGTAAGCAATTACCAGAGGTGCTTCCTGCACTTACCGCAGCCCAAGTATCCTTCCGTCAGGCTCAACTGCATTTAATTGCAGGTCAGCCAGGTGGCGGTAAGACACTGATTGCATTGTGGTACGCCATCGCCTCCAAAGTTCCAGCGTTATATATCTCAGCGGACTCTGATTCAAGAACAATAGCGACTCGTGCAGGCGCAATCATTATGGACAGAGAAGTGTCTGACGTTGAGAGAATCATGGATACTGAAGCCAGTGTTCTTCTTGAAGATGCATTGGCTGAAGGTGCAGGACATGTTCGGTTTGCCTTCGACCCAGCACCCTCGTTACAAGACATCGAGGAAGAAATCGAAGCGTGGATTGAACTGCACGGTGCTGCACCTGTGGCGGTGTATGTTGATAACTTAATGAACGTCGCTTCATCAAGCGACAATGAGTGGACTGCATTGCGTGATGCAATGTCAGCGTTCCACTATATGGCTCGTGAATATGAAACTGCCTTCATCGTTCTTCACCATGTGTCGGAGAATGAGAAGATGTCTAAGCCAAACTACCCAGCGCCACGTAAGGCTCTGATGGGCAAGGTTGCAGCCCTACCAGAACTCGTCTTATCTGTGGCGCTGGATAGCGCATCCAATGTTTATCGTGTGGCTGTCGTGAAGAATCGTCATGGCAAAGCTGACCCTAATGCTGAAGAGTATATAACGTTAGCAGCAGAAGCTAGCAAGATGACTTTGTATAACTCATCAACGGAATTATTTAGAGCGAGGACATTGAGTCAATGGAAGTAACTAAATCAAGTTTCGATTTAGATTTCTCATACGGTCATGAAGGAGAGAAACTTGTTGAACAACTTCTAACCAATGGTAAAACTGTTGAAGTAAAGCGCGACCGCAAGTGGCATCAAACTGGAAATGTTTACATTGAGATTGAATGCTGGTATCTTAAATCCGAATCTTGGGAACCGTCTGGTTTATCAGTAACTCAAGCTGATTACTGGGCGTTTGTGTTAGAAGATATGGTTATCATGCTTCCAACAGAAAGCCTAAGATACGCAATAAGAAATTTTGGTCACGAAATAACTTGTGATATTCCCCCGAATAAAAGCAAGGGTTACTTAATAACAATTGAAAACCTATTGGCAACAACCAAGTTGTTGAGGAAGGCTAATCAAAATGAAATTCCCAGACCTAACCAGGGGGCTATGTAGAGAAGTTGGTATCGAATTCTTCTTTCCAGAAGAAGGAGGAAGTGGTACTGATATATATACATACTCACGCAAGATATGTGGCAGTTGCGTGGTTAAGAACGAATGTCTGGAATGGGCTGTAAGGCACGAAGCTTATGGCATGTGGGGTGGGACTACCCCAATGGAACGCAGAAGTATTAGGCGTAAAAGAAATATAATTATTCAAGAGATACTAGTAAAGGATTACACATGAAAGCACTTAGCTCAGTGGAAATAAAACTATTCAAGTCAACTTGGTTTCATATCGGCTATAGCTTAAGAAGGTTTGCAGTTGGATTCAGTATTGATAGATGGGGATTTAATTTAGACATTGGACCAATTTGGATTTCGATTGAGTTCTAATGACCACGCCATCCAAACGCAAGGGCTCACAATACGAACGTGATGTAGTTAAGTGGCTTATCAGTATGGGTTATCCCTGTGCTGAGCGGGCGTATGGGGCAGGTAGACACGATGATGTTGGTGACATTGATGGCATCGATGGTGTTGTTATAGAATGTAAGAATGAAAAAAGAATTGATATCCCTGGTTATCTCAGAGAGTTAGAAGATGAGATGATTCATGCGGATGCAGAAACAGGCGTTGTGCTAATTAAAAAGCGTGGCACATCTAATATCTCAGAGTCGTATGCAGTAATGCCTGCTGAACTCTGGGTGAATCTGCTTAAACAGGCAGGTTACAATGGACATCAGTGAAGCTGTGACAGAGTTTCACAAAATGAAAAGAGGTAACTATGCGGTTAGTGATAGTGACAGTGCTTGGATTAATGTTGCCAATAGCAGCACCAGCCCAAGCGTTATCACCAGAACTTACATTCGAGAAGAAGTTGTCCGTAGTCACGGACAAAAAGGAACGAGTGGAGTTGGTGCTAACACAAGTCACAACCAACAAGCGCGAGGCTCAGTGTGCAATTCGCATTGCATACAAGGAGAGCCGATACAACGTGGACTCCTTCAACAAGTCGAGTGGAGCACGTGGAGTATGGCAATTACTCTGGGGCAAACCAGGGTGGTCACTACTCAAACAAACGGAGGAAGCACACAAGTATGTGCTACATCGATACGACACTTGGTGCGAAGCGTACAGGTTCCATCAGGAAAGGAATTGGTATTAGGTTATGAACCAACCCGAATTTCTTGAAGCAGTCTTTCGTCATTACGGATTAGACCTACCGTTAGGTGGGGACAAATCCATCTTTTGTCCTGTACATGATGACTCACATAAGTCTGCTTCGGTTAATTCGGAGAAGGGTGTCTGGGTATGTTATGCATGCAGCGGACGTGGCGCTGGTATACAGATTGTCATGGCTCGTGAAAACTTAACATACTCAGACGCTCGTAAATGGGCAGAGAAGAACATAGGTAAGGAGTCGAAGAGCCCAGCTCCGACACGAGGACGTAAGTCCAGTAGTCGTTGGACTCCACCTAGATTGCGGTCAGTTCGATGACAACAATCATTGGTATTCAAGAACCAGACGGCTGCTTGATTGCAGCCGATAGTAGAACTACAACTGAGAAGGGTCGCCCTTACTCACATCCAATCGTAACTAAGATTACTAAACGCGGTAAGTTTCTAATCGCTGGTGCTGGCACTACTCAACCCTGTGACATAGTCCAACACATATGGAAACCACCAGCTATACCAGCTAACACAAAAGACATCTATCATTTTATGATTACAACTGTCATCCCCAACATGCGTGAATGCTTACGTGATAACGGATTCGTTCACGATGATAAGACAGATGAATATGAATTCTTATTTTTAATGGCTGTGAATGGAACCATCTATGAAGTAGATGATACATACTCAGTCTTCCTACGCGACGATGGCATCTATGGCTTAGGTTCTGGGTCTTCCTATGCCATAGGTGCTCTCGCATCTGGTGCTAACTGGAAGAAAGCAATGCAGATAGCAGCCAAGAATGATGTGTATACTGCTCCTCCATTTGTTGTGCATAGGCAGGAGAAGAAGTGAAACCAAATCAAAAGCTCATTGACCTTTGGACTAAGGCAGCTAATACATACCATGCAAACCTTGCTGGTTCACCAGCTGAGGCATACCTTGAGAAGCGTGGCATCATTAATGGAGCCGAACAATTCAAGCTTGGGTATGTGGTTGACCCTGCACCTGGTCATGAGGATAGGTTGAAGCATCACCTATCTATCCCATACATAACAGAGTCAGGTGTAGTTGGATTTAAGTTCCGCCGTATAGATGATGGCGACCCAAAGTATATGATTCCTACTGGTCAGAAGCACCACCTATATAACGTTAGTGCTATCCTTCATGCAGTCCATGAAGTATTGATTGTAGAAGGAGAGATTGATGCGATATCTGCTACCCTTGCTGGTCATCCTGCTGTCGCTGTGGCTGGCGTTAATGCTTGGAAGCCTCACTTTAGCCGTTGTTTTGACGGCATTGGTCGTGTGGTTATAGCCACCGATAACGATGCCAAAGAGGATGGTTCTAACCCAGGACAAGAACTAGCCCGCCGTTTATCTGATGCAATACCTCAAGCCATCCGCGTGTCGCTACCGCCTGATAGTGACGTTAATAGTATAATTGTCAGCCAAGGAGCTCAAGCGTTAACTAAGTTGATTAACGCACTGGATGAATAGAGGGAGCTCGTTGTCTGAAGATACCACCATCCTGCAATTCGAAGAGGATGCTCAAAAAATCTACGACGAATTGCTTGCAATTCTAGTAAAGAAACAAATTGATTATGGTCCATTCAATATCTGGCATGCACCAGGTGGCGCAACCAATGGGCTGATGGTACGTATGTCGGACAAGATAGAGAGATTAAAGAATCTTATCTACAGTCCCAAGTCAGAGAAACCTAAGAACGAATCTCTTGAAGATTCGTTTGTTGACCTGGCTAACTACGCCATCATCGCACTAATGGTACAGCGTGGGGTGTGGGCTAAGTATGCCAAGAAATCGGAATAAGACTTACGAAGAGCAACGTATCTCACGCATCCGTATGTATGGAATTAGCGTGGAAGATTACGAACGTATGCTTGATGAACAAGATGGTGGTTGCCACATCTGTGGCAAGAAACCAGAAGGCAAGCGAGCTCTTGATATAGACCACGACCATGCAACTGGCAAGGTGCGTGGCTTGCTTTGTTCTAATCACAATCGTGCTCTTGGTTTACTGAATGATGATATTAAATTAATGCTTAGGTCTGTTGAATACCTGGTGAAATCTCTTGACTAACCTAGATAAAGACCATGAGATTTGGTCTGCAATCAATGACATAACAAGCACCATTGCTTGGGGTATAGCAAAAAGATATCACAGGTTTGTTGAGCTTGAAGATGTTAAGCAGGCTATGAATGAATATGCATGGAAGCGTAAAGATAAAGTATCCGAATACCTAATGCGTGAGGATGAGATAGAACGCAAGCAAGGATACAAAGCATTCAGCACATTCATACGCAGAGCAGGCGAGCGATACGCTCGCAAAGAGAAAGCTCGTGCGCTTGGTTATGAGTTAGGTGATGAATACTTCTACCGCTTGGCTATGATTGAAACTCTTATTAAAGTTATTGGTTCCGATGATGCTCACTTAACTAACCAAGTGATGGACCCAGATATCCATGGCGTTAAAGCTAAGAGGCAAGCCAGTGAAGGTAACAACCTATTGGCTATGTTAGCTGATGTAGACAGGGCTATGAAGAAGCTTGACCTACGTACACATTCAATATTAAAAACTAAATATGCAACCGATGCACCTCTTGCTGAGATTGCAAAAGAGTGGGACATCTCTCCACAAAGAGTGGAGCAGATTATTAACAAGGGACTAAGAGATATAACTGAGTATCTCGGAGGGGCAACACCATACTAATGAAGAAGAAACCTTTCTGGAAGACAACCAATCCAAAGAAGACATCCACTTCACTGACACCAGAAGAGAAAGCTCAGGCACGTGCTCGTGCTAAAGCTGCTGGTCGTCCATACCCAAACCTAATAGACAACGCTGCGGTTGCACGAAAGAAAAAGAAGAAGGGCTAATGCCTACATACGAATACGAATGTAGAGAATGCTCATTCAAAAAAGAATTCAATATACATTTTGAAGTTGGTCCTGACTGCGACCAGTGTCATCGAACGATGACACGTGTGTGGACAGCACCAGGTATACAGTTCAAGGGAACTGGATGGGGAGGAAATCACAATGGGTAAGTCAGGCAACCCTGCGAAGCGAGCTGTTACCAGCGAACCTAATGACCAGATAATGGTCTGTTGGTGTGACAATGGAACAGTCGATGGCAAGTTTATGGAAGGCGTGGTGTACACGCTGTTAACTGCTGGGCTACCTATTACTAGCGCACAACGTGTGCAAGGTAATCAGATAGGTAGACAACGCCAGACTGCATTCGATACCTGGCATAAGAAGACTAACTTTGATTGGTTACTCTGGGTTGATAGCGATATCGTTCTTACGAACGAAGCTTTACAGTTGGTATGGAAGTCTGCTCATAAGGTTGAGCGACCTGTTGTTAGCGGAACTTACTTTATCTCCAAGCAGATGGAGAGTTCAATCATGCAGCCATACCCTGCAGTATTCATGGCACACGAGGATGACAAGTATCTAATGTCATACGTCCACCCTCTGCCATTCAACCAGTTGTTGAAGGTTGATTACGCTGGGTTTGGATTCCTTCTGATGCATAGGTCAGTGGCTGACAAGATGCGGGAGTTTCATGGTGACATCTCATTCTTTATTGAGTCGATGGATGATGCTAACTCTGATAAGGATACGTT